AAGACGACAGTCGAGTACAAAGGCGGAAGCCTGCAGTTCCTGTCCAAACGCATCGTCATCACGTCCAACGCCGACCCGTGGACGTGGTGGAAGTGTGAGCTTCACGGCATGGAGCGACGTCTCAAGGCCGCACAGATTCATCACATCGAGAAGATGCTCTGCCGCAAGCAGTGGCCCGAAGAAGGGCCTTGCGCATGCGAGGACTGCCTCGCCATACCGCAACAGATGCAAGAGGACGACGATCTGCTTCAAGAAGCCATCGACGCTGCCGTGCATCAACAAGAACTGGGCCGCCCGATCGGCCTCATGATGGCCGAAGCATTCGGCATGCCTCGCAAGAACTGGCCACAAGTCCAAGCCATCATCGACGAAGAAGCCAAAGAGAAGATCCGCAAAGAGAACGGCGCGAAGTACAGCAAGCTGATTCGCAGCCGACTCAACAAAAACTAAAAGAAACGATGAGCTGGCGATCATCACCACCGAACGACTGGTACTCCACAGGAGAATCGCAGATGACCATGGAGGACCACAAACAGAATGCGATAAAAGCAATCGAAGCAGAGCTTGACACAGTTATGAACACACCCATCAGCAAGAAGCACAACAAACAGAAGAAGGAGACTTCGATAGCCTATTGGCAAGAGAAGCTCGTCCAAGCCAAACTACAAGTACTGAGTGAAGTCGCGATTCAGTGCAAGCGAGAGAACGAAGAAACCAAACAATGAAACCATTGTCACAAATCTCCCAAGCCTCCAAACGACCAAGTCCACCATTGTCACAAATCTCCCATGTATCTACAAAAGCATAGAGAGTAGCGAGCGGTAGTCGAGTCTCGAACTATAGCAAAAGCGACATTGGCGACGCCTTTAGTCGAGCCAAGTCAAGAAAGAAAGAAAACAACAAGAAGTAACAAAAGAAAAAACGAAGTTTTTTCAAGTTGGGGGTCAGTATTACCCCCCAACTTAGTTACAAACCTAGTTACAAACCGCACAGCGCGCCAGCGCGTGCTCCGACGGGCGTGCGAAGCAGGTCCGGCGAAAGCCCACACTACACTCTATAAATTAGCAACTTCGTTACAGCATGTAACGAAAACAAAAAAAAGGCGGAAAAAAAAGTAACCGACACGGAAAACGGAAAACGGAAAAAAAAGAAAAAAAGAACAAACATCACCTGTGAGTAAAGCCACCATATGGTATCGAAGGGGTGGACGTTCACGATCAACAACCCGACCGACGCCGACGATCCGAAGGAGTGGGACGACGTCAAGTACCTCGTGTACCAGCTCGAGAAAGGCAAAGAAGGCACGCCGCACTACCAAGGCTACGTCTTCATGGACATGGCCTGCCGGCTCAGCAAGATGAAGAAGCTCAACGCACGTGCCCACTGGGACAAGGCGGAAGGCACGCCCGACCAGAACAAGCACTACTGCACCAAGCCGACAGAAGGCTGCACGTGCAAGCACTGCAAAGACTGCCCACCGCGGCTCGAAGGGCCGTGGGAGGAAGGCGAATGCCCACAGCAAGGCAAACGCACCGACCTCGACACCGTCGCCGAGTACGCCAAGACCCACACCATGAAGGACATCGCAACCAACCACCCCGGCATGTACGTGCGCTACCACCAAGGCTTCGCCAAGCTTCAGAAGGAGCTGGGCGTCAAGCCTCAAGTGCGCACCTGGCACACCGACCTCATCATCTACTGGGGACCTCCAGGCACCAGCAAGTCCACGTTCGTCAACAAGACCTGGCCCGACGCCTACTGGCTGCCGCGCCCCGCCGGCACCACGACCTGGTGGCCCGACTACCAGGGCGAGGACACCGTCATCATCGATGAGTTCTACGGCTGGATCGGCATCGACCTCATGTGCCGACTCATCGACAAGACCAAGACGACAGTCGAGTACAAAGGCGGAAGCCTGCAGTTCCTGTCCAAACGCATCGTCATCACGTCCAACGCCGACCCGTGGACGTGGTGGAAGTGTGAGCTTCACGGCATGGAGCGACGTC